GGCTGCAGCCACACACCTCAGAAAGGAGAGATGCATATGTCTAAGACACTTAAAGACTACAGCCCTAGTATAAGGGTGGTTGAGACTGATCACGTTTTATTTTATCATTACGTGAGTTTTGGTCAGACAGCAAGTGCATGTATGGCGATCCTTGCACCGTCTGAGGCGGTTCGTGAGTACCACGATCTTATGTATTCAACCAAAGGGCTAAATAATAATTGTGCGCATTGGCGATTTAAACCATGTACACTAGCCCCAGAGCTGGATAATATCAATCACGACAGCAACGTTAACCAATCGTTTGTGTCGTATGGCCATTCTGGTTCATACGCTGGTGACGCTACCTACATGGCCACGTGTAGGGCAGTTGGAGCCGGCCATCAATTCCTGAATAGTGAGTACATTATTAATTACTCCTTTACAGGGACTGCTCTTACTTATGAGAATATTACTCTATCGGGCAGTAGCAATCATTATGATGGGCACCTCATCAAGTACAAATCGAGCGGATACGTCAATGTAATTACTGACGTTACGCCGGTGTACCGAAGTGGACAACTCACTGGATGGAAATACAGTGGGTATGAGTACTCTTGGGACAGCAATTGGGCTCTAGATGTAGATGATATCCAGAAAAGATATTCTCGGATTACTCACTACACTAACAGGTCTAGCCAACGATGGCAGTGGAAAAGGGCTAAAATTATAATTGACCCTGAACCATTGTGGCACTTTGGCGATACCTATGTCACATCGTATTTACGGAGGCCTAAGCCTATACCGATATACGCTGACATCCTTGCTCAACTAGAGTACGACAGTTATCTTAATTCACTAGATCAGTTTTCCATCGCGGCAGATAATAATATTGCTAATCTGCAGTCGGCGATTGATTTAGTGAAAAATGTTCTTAGCTTCAACATTGACGATCTCTGGAAATCGGTGCGTAACTCATCACTCTTTAGGAAGTTGAAACACTCAAATGGTAGTGTTATTTCGGTCCTTAAGAAGTACTTTGGTGATCTATGGCTAAAGTATCGTTACGTATTTACGACAACCGTGAGTGACATCAAAGAGATTGACGACTATGCCATGCGGCGTCGGCAACTCAGAAGTGAGACCTGGAGGGTTGACGGATATGCTAACGGCTCCGATCCCTGGCAAGGCACTATAATTAAATGCCATTGCGGATATCGAATTAAGTTAGCTGACGAAGACCCGATAGTCGCGGGAATTAACAAATTGTATGAGCTATCTTTCTTACCCACAGGATATGTTATCTGGGATATGATACCATTCAGCTTTGTTGCTGATTGGCTCTTACATTTTGGTGATTTCCTTGGTCAAACAGATATGGCGCGGTACGTAGAAACCCACTACGACATATCTGAGTTCTATTATACGATCGAGTATACTGCAGGATATTCGGCCGCAGGGATAGGACCTAAATTGTGTCAGGGTGACGCCTACACACGTTACTATTCATCACCACCACAGATCCTATACGGCTTTGCAATTCATAGTGCAAGCCGGCGCACAATGCTTAAGCGCGTTGGGGATGTGATGGCCTTAGCCACAATAGGAGGTTAACTATGGCATTAACAGGCTATGAGTCCAGTTGGAAAATAACAAATACAACTGACTCCGAAACCAAAACCCTTCAGCTTCGAAATATGAAAGAAGTTGAGAACTATAACAGAAAGCCTATTTCAAACGGCTATCGTTATAGCAATAGTACAGTCGGATTTAACGGCGATGAAGTTTTTGATTTAACTTCCGAGCCGTTTGCTAACATGGGCAAATGCCCTGTCAGAACCGACAGTATGTCTTCTAATGAGTTTGTATCATATGGTATCAACAACACTTACCTTAAAGTAACTGAAGATACCAGTGATACCGCTGCTAAGAAGTACTTTGACCCCTTAATGATACAGATCAGGTTCAGGCAGCCGAAGACTGATTTTATATCAGCCGAGGATGTCTGGGAGGCGTTAGAGATGACGGCCTCTAAGCTCAAAGATGAGGCTAATACACTCAAACGTTTGAGCGCTCTGCAGAAGGGTGCCCTGGCTATTTCCCAGGATTAACTATCAACTACTATTTACTATGAAAGGAGACAGGATAATGTCTACAATCTTTATGAACGGAAGTTTCTATGGTGGCGAGGTTAATTCTCTTAAAGATATGTGTCTCTTTACTGAGACCGAAGCCATCACAGCTTTTAGGAAGGACAAAGCTAGGCTCATAGGCCAGGAGGGCGATGTGACGCTACTCGATGATAACTTAGAGCAGTGCTTTGTATTAAGCAATGTTTGGGCTAAGTTCGCATTAGGCTTGGGCGCTAAGTCCTTTTCAGACTATGTTGTTAAGTCTATTAAAGACCATGGTCTGATAACCACAATAGCGACTTGTTCGGATACCGCCGATGCTATAATTGCTAACAGAGGCATACCGACAGCCCTTCGTTTCTTTGTCGATCACGTGAACGGTGAACTGGACAAGATTAAAGTGTTACTGCAGTTACTGCGTTTTCCCAAACGTTTTTCACCTGCTAATGCAAGCCTGATCAGGGACGAAGACCTGAACAGCTTTGCTGACGAGGAAAACAAACGCCATAGCTTATTCTACGATAAGCTCGTTTATGGGACCGGGGTGACTCAGAGGCACATTAAGTATAGTACTACTGAGTTTCTCTTTAATGACGATGGTTCAGTTAGTATTTACGGCTCGAAGTTAATATCCGAACTCCGTGACATTGTCTCGGAAATACTTTCCGTGACCACCACTAAATATAGAAAGTGGGGAGCTGGAAAGCGGCGTTACGAGAGTTTAACACCCATTACCGATTTTACTTGGAGTTATGGGGACCTTGACAAAGGTGCTATTTTTGATTCAATACCTTCCGGGGCGGCGATGAATTCTTGCAAAAATAAGGTATGCAAGGCCTTAAATGCGCAGATGGTCGCCGAGAGAGGGTTCGGGGATTTCCGCTACGTCCCCCCTTATATCGCGTATCCGCGGAAAGCACACTTGATTCACAACCATATAAGTGCCGCTAAGTGCGTGGTTTCACCTATACGTAGCGATGTTGTTATAGTTAAAGGCGTACCTAAGACATACAAACATGTTCGGCTGGTAGCACCCGAAACGGTTGATAGGGCGATTAAAGCCTGGATGGTCGAACGTGAGTTGCGCCGTATCATTTCTATGAGTAAGTACAAATCTTGTATACTTATAGATATCGATGACACGCCTGCCAAAGGACAGAAATACGCAAACGTTCAGCATCAGAGAGCTGCTCACGGCGAAAGATGGGCCACTATGGACTTTTCCAACGCCTCCGATCAGCAGTTAAAAAGTCTGATCAAACAGCTTTACCCCGAGGCAATTTTTAAGAAACTGATGTATTGCGTACCTAAGTTCTTCAGTATTCAGAACAAGCGGAACCCGAAGATCTTTAGGCTGAAAATGGTTAGTACGATGGGTAACCCTATTACTTTCCGTTCTATGGAGATTGTATTAGGGGCTATATGTATATATAGTATCCGTTTGTACAATGATTGGTGTAATACGTCTATACCTGACACTGATTTTTCAGTGTATGGGGACGACGTAGCTATCAATGCTCAGGTTGCAGAGACATTCATTAGTGTCTGCGAGAGCCTGGGTCTTGTTTTGAATATATCAAAATCTCATTGGGAAGGACAGGATCCTTACCGTGAAGCTTGCGGACGCGAATACTGGAATGGGGTAGATATTACTTCAGTCTATTGGCCGCGTCGCTGCCTTAAAATCGATGAAACGACCGAATGTCGGGATACTTATGATGATTCCGATAAGTCCTATTGGTCGAGTGTAGTTGCATTAAACAACCATTTAGTCGATTTGGTAGCTTCAAAGTTTGGAGAGGACGTTGCGCTGTTAGATGTTGTTAATTTTTTACATCAATATATTGCAACTGCCTTTCCGGACGCAATTTTTACAAATCCTAGGGCTCCTTGGAGGAAAGACGGCATACTCCTGGGGTACGAAACAACCGTGCCGATTATTATATTAGATGACATGCGCCATTTTCACCTTGTTCGCAAGGTTTATGATTTTGGTAGTAGTATAACCAAAACCGTTGACGCGCACTATGCCATCGACATTGAAAAGGAGGTTGATCTCGGACTTGTTGAAGAGATCGATATCCCCACCGGCGATACTTTCGCATTGTCAGAGCGTAAGCGCGTCTCATATCTTGAGGCGTGTCAGCTCTACGACGAGCCCCGTGTTCGCTTTTTGGCGACGACAGTCGGCGAGATTGGCCGTACTGAAGGCACTAAGCCGTCATTGCCCGGTTCAAAAGGCAATGCTGGCGTGTGCGCATGCACGCAGGTAACCGATATCCATATGGATCTTTATGCGCAGTCGTTATTATATAACCTTTACCTGACACATGGTCCTGAAGAGTTAGGATCGTCTATCTATGAAAAGGGATTAACGACAAAACGCAAACTGGATAGGGATGTACCTATCATTGGCTTGAAGGAGACGATAATTTAATTATTACCTATCCCAACTGTAAATCAGATAGTAGTGGACTTCTACACTCATTAGAATGTAGTACTCTTACTGAGGA